TTCTTCAATAGCACCTTGAGAATCAAACTCAGCAAGGATAGCGTCAAACTCAGCTAAATCAGTAGCAGGATTTTGTCCATTAACACCAGACGTAACATTACCTCTTGTAGAGATAGCGTCAAATAATCCTTGAGTACCAGCACCAGCTCCTAAGTCAGCAGCTCCGTGAGAGTTACCAATAACAGAAGCAGCAGCAGTTTGCTCAGCTTCTAATAAAGCCATTTCCATGTAATCAGTAAAACGTAATCTTGTTTCAGCTTCAGCTTTCAAGTACCATAAGTAACCAGAAGCACCATCTTCAGCTGTAACTTCTACCCAACCAATACGAGCAGTGTCAGAACCAGAGATTTCGTAGTAATCTTTCATAATAATCGGACGATTAGTGAAAGACTTGAAAGTTGGCTCGTTAGCACCTCTTTGATCAGTTGCGGTAGCACCATCAGCGTTAGAGAAGTAGCTTTGTCCTTTTGCAAAGTGAGAACCGATAACTAATAAAGTAGATCCTCCAGTAGTTGTAGCGTGACCAGTTAAATCAGCTTTGTCATAAGGCTCAACTTGAATAACAGCTGTATCAGCGTCAACAACTTTACATTTAGTAACAATACCAGCACTTGCAATAAGTACCATATCGTTAACACGTACACCGTGATCAGCTAGTGTAAATACTGAGTCTGAAGATGCGTTGTTTCCATCAATGTCAGATGTAACTGTAAAAGTACCGTTTGTAGAACCAGCAGTTGCTACTGTACCTTTAAGTGAGATGTGTAATCTAGACTGCTCAGACCAAATAACTTGATCAGAAGACATAGCCTCTTCTGCACCAACTTGAGAAAGGAAACCAGAAATTGTACGAGGTCCAAAAACCTCAGCTTCTTTTTCCATCAAGTCAGGCAGGTATTGCTGCGCCCAACCACCGGTTGCGTCAGCAGTAAAATCGATGTAGTTTGAAGTAAGTGTTTGCTTCTGTGAAGCAGCTACGCTATTCAAACCACTACCTGCGGTAATTGCCATAATTTTAAATTTTAAGCGTTAAATAAATTATTTTTTGTTTTTAATTTTAAACTTAAAGGTAGCGGCGTCATCTCCAAGCGCTCTTACTTTTATACCTCCTAGCTCTTGAGAATTATGTCCTTGCCTTGGCGTCATATCGATATTCTTGCTTTTAGCAATACTATCTTTTAATGCGTCAGCACGACCTTGCTCGTAGAAGTGTTTAGCAACAGCGTCTGGGTTCATTGCTGTAAATAGTGATTTGTGGTAACCCGCAGCGTCTTCCATAACATTTTCCTTGTTCAAAAACTTTTTGACAAAATTGTTAATATCGCTTTGAGTTTCTTTAACCTTATCTACATTATTAACGTTAAATCTAAACTTTTTATCACCAACATTATATTCAAAACCTTTGAAATTGTTGTTGAAAACACTATTTGTCTTCTTGTTAAAAGCTTCAACTTGAGCGTCAATAGTTTTTTGATTAACCTCTAACTCTTCGTTATACTTGTTGAAGAACTCAATAGCTTCTCGCTGCTCGTTAGTGAGCTTACCTCCAGCCTTGATTTCTTCATAATATTTAGACTTTAAGCTATCTAAGTAAGACTTTGCTTCAGCAACTTGCTCTTTCAATGCTAGTTTCTTTCTTTTGATGTCTCGCTCTTCGTCTAATTCCTCATTATAAGAGAATTGGTCGTCCATCATAAATTGAACTTCCTCATCACTTAAGTGTGGCTTAGTTTTTTTGTAGTAGGTTTCTAACGCTGTTAAATTGTCTAGCTCATCATAATCTTGATTAAGCTGAACATAGTCGTTAAGATCACCACCAGTTTCTTCCATAAAGTCTACTAACTTTTGAATATTCTCTGGTAGTGTTGGAAGTTCAACTGGCTGCTCTGGAGCTACTGGAGCTTCAACAGGCTCTGCAACTTCTGCTACAGGTTCTTCAGTTACTTCTTCTACTACGTTTTCAACAGGTTCTTCGACAGGAGCTTCTTCAGTAGACGGCGGTGGTTGTCTAAGATCTACCTTGTAGACACCATCATCGCTCACTTCGTTGTTACTCATATCCACCTTTACTACATTATCATCCGTAGATGATTCTTGCGGCTGAACTTCTTCAACCACATTTTCGTTATTTTCTTCCATGATATAATATTATAAAATTGTTTTTTGTATTTACTTCTTTGCTTTAGCTATTTCTTTAACTAAATTAGGAGGTAGCTTCTCCTTTTGTTTTTCTGTTTGTTTAGTTGGAGGTTTTTTCTTATTATCTTTCTTATTTTTTTTAGCTTTTTCAATATTTTCCTCATCTCTACCAGTTACAGCACCTTCTTTCTGCATACGCCTAGCATCAGCAGGAGTAAAACCTTCTTCGATTAACTCTTCAATAGTTTTTTGATCTGCAGATCTCTGTGTAGCTGCTGATCTTTTCTTTTTTTCTGCCTCTTCAGCTTTTGAAGCATATATAGCTTTTCGCTGAGCGTCTGATGCGTACTTTTTTGCAGGTGAAGTTCCCGCTTGTAACGGGAACCCTTTCATCTTAAATGCCATATTTTATTTATTGTTAAATGTAAGATCAAATCCTTCTGCTTTTGCTTCTTTTACAGCTTGCTTCTGAGATTTTTTAATTGCTCTTTCAGCCTCTTTTTTAGCTTTCTTATTGTCAAACATAACTTCTCCTGTTGCAGCATATCCAGTGGTATCAGCACCTTTACCGTGATATGATCCTAGTATTTCTGCTATTCTTTTGTTATGAGCTGTAACAGCTTTAGGCTCTTCTGATTTTTGAGTAGTAGGAGCGTTTTTCTTATTGTATTTTGAAACAAGTTTTTCAGCTTTAGCTTCTCTTTTATCAGCTCTTTTCTTTAATCTCTTCGCTTTCTTCATATCCTTTTCACTCAAACCATATCTAGTCATTTCTTCATCGTTGACGTAGTATGTTTCTTTCTTACCTTTTCCTGATACATAAGTATTGTACTTGTCTGCGGCTTTATTTGCTCTTTTAATACTTCTTTCAACTCTTCCACGTCTTTGTTTAGCAGCAGAAGCAGCAGACTTCATTGATTCTGTTTTGTTTCCATCACCATCAAGATCTAAAAAGTCAGGTTTAGATCCACCACCACCTTCTGCTCTTTGTGCAGCCATAGATGCTTTTTTCATTCGAGCAGCAGCTTCTTTTTTCATTCGAGCTGCAGATTCTTCTTTTAAGTAGGATCCAGTACCTTTCTGCATTGGAAACCCTTTCATTTTAAATGCCATTTTCTTTTTTTTTATTAATAACGTTATTATCCAAAATTATAAGTTGCACTAGTATCGTGCCCCTTGTGTTTTATATATTTAGTGTTAGATGCCGTGGTTCCTCCACCACCTCCACCACTTTTGATTTTTTTAGTGTTTTTTTTGTTTTGTTGTTCAATAGTTTTTTTCATCTCCTCATTAATTCTAGCCTGTCTTTCCTCATCCGTTTCTTCTTTTTCCTCTGGCAAAACATTAACAACATCGTCTACCTGATTCTCTGGAGCAGTATCGTACTCTTCTTCTTCAAGATTTTCAGCAAGTATTTCGTTAGCATCTTTATTTGGAGCTGTAGGATCTACTTTTTGTTCAGCTGGCTCTTCTTTTTTAGTAGTTCTACCTGTTAACTTTTCGTACTTAGCTAGTTTCTTGTCAGCAACTTCTCTAGCCTTTTGTATTCTAAATCTTAAATCAGCTAATCTATCTTTTTGAGCATCACTAGGATTTTCACCATATCTTTCTGTTAACTTTTCAAGACTATCTTCTAATCTATTAAGTTCGTTTTGAGCCATACGGCTTTTACTTCTACGTCTTTTTACTCTACGAGTTTCTTTATACGCTTCCTGATAAAGAGCCGTGCCCTTCATCATTGGAAATCCTTTCATTTTATAAGCCATATTTAAACATTTTCTCCTAGTATGGTACTAAGCATATTATCACTTGTATCTTCAAAGTTTTTAGGTGGAGTACCTGTCTGTCTTTGATTTATAAGCTCGCTTTGCTGCGTAGCCTGTATCTTTGTTCTTTTATCTTTACGATCTTCTCTAAAGTTATCAGCGTTGGATTTAACATTCATTTCAGCATTTTTAAGTGCCATGTTAAACTGATGTGCATGCTCAACTAAACTCTTTTTAATCTCCGCTTCCTGCTGCATCGTCTGTAGTTTTAATTGAGCTTTAACTTGTTCTAGCTTTATCTCACCTTCTTGTATTTGTAAAGCTTTAGTAGTTTCCGCTTGCGCTGATGCTTGTTGCATTTGAGAGTTAGCATTAGCTTGAGCTTGAATAGCAGCTTGTTGTTGCGCTTGATCTTTTTCCATCTTCTTTTTTCTACGTATTTTAAGAAGTTGATTAGCTAACTTTACGTTCTTAATATTTCTAACATCAATAGCATCTTCTAAATCAAGGCTACCTTGACTTAATGCCATTTGTATATTGTTTTCAAGCATTTGTTTTTCTTCTTCGTCTGGATCTAACTCTAAGAATATTCCAAAGTCATATAAGTGTAACTCTTCTATTTCTTTTAGAGTTGCTACATTGTGATTACCTATAGCTTGAATAAACGCTTCTTTTGTTGGTGAGTATTCTAGTATATCAGATATTCTAAGAGATAACGCTTCACAAACCTCAGCTGTCAAGAACATGCCCGCTTGAAGTATGTGTCTTGTAGCTGTGTTACTGTTTGCAGCTGCTAATTTTTGAATACCAACTAAAGCATTTTTATCTGGAGTACTACCATCTCTAGCCTCGTTAAGCCCGGTAACATCACGAATCATTTGTAAATAATAATTGTACGTTGTGATCAAAGACTGAAGCTTATTACCACCAGAGCTTGACTGTATTTCTTGAATAGGTATTTTACCTGGATTCATATCACCTTCTGAGGTAAATGATCTACCGATAACAGAACCAGTTTGGAAGAACATATTTAGCGCTTCTTGCGGGTTGTAATTTGTTCCGTTACCTAAATCTATTTCTGCTAAGCCATCAGCGTCAAGATAAACTCCGTCAGGCGTCATACGTGACATAACTTGTTGTAGCTTTAAGTGTGTAAGCTGAATCATATCTGCAAAACCAGTTATGCGGCTTACTAAGCTTTCAATTTTACCTTTGTACATTCTAGGTGCTACAATCTGGTAATTCATCTTAACTTTAGTATAATCGCTCTTTGGTCGCATTTGGTTTTTAGCAGGCTCCCAACGAAGCATGCGATCACCACCAACTATTTTAGCTCCTTCAAATAATATCTCAACAGCTCTTTCCATTTTATCAAAACGACCTTCAATACCTGGAGGCGGTTGGAAAGTATCATCTTTTTCTATAGCTTTGTCAGCTCCACTTGCTGTTTTCTTAATTTTGTAAACTTCGTTCATATAAGTTTTATAATTAAAATATAAAACTTGAACTCTGTTTTCGTCAATGCTGGAAGGATTGTATCTACTATTGCCTTTAGCAGCAGAGTATTTTGTTGACTTTGTTTTCTTTATTTGCTCTAGATCTTCGTTTGTAAGAAAAGGAAACTCTCTTACAAGTTCGTTTATAGGTATTTCTTTAACCTCACCTACGTAATATATATCTTCAAAGTATGGAGATTCTGTATATGAGTAAACAATGTTTGCTGGATCTACATAATCAACTGTTACACCTTGCGAAGCATTGAAACCAGTCTTTACACAACCTATGCCTATTTCGACTAGATCTTTGTAAAATCTTCTTCTTGTTAACTCAAATCTATTGCCTTCTAGTAGTGTTGATATTGCAGACTCTTCAGCTATTTCAATATTCTGCTTGTAGGTTAGTTGCATGTGAAGATCTAACTCTTCTCTTGTCTCTGGTAATTCTTCAATAGGGTTTTCAGATACGTTTACTCCGAATTGTTCTTTAGCCGTCTTAGCTAAATCTTTAGTTAGCATATCAGCTAACATTACATTCATATACTCTGTTCTTTTAGCAACGCCAAAAGGATCTTGTGAATATGCGTTTACCTTATAACCTCTTTCAGATATTCCGTTTACTACGATGTCAACAAATTTAGGAATAATTGGTACTGGCTTCCAGTCTAAGTTTAAATAAGATAAATCACCGTTAATAGATAATTCATCTTTGTACTTTTGAATATTTTGCTCTCCTCTAGCGTAAAGTCTAAGTTCATGAAACCTATTAACGTTTTGATAATACTTACCATTGTAAGATTTATTAAACCACTCAGTCTCTATAGCGTAAGCTACTTTGAGACCGTGATCTAAACTTATTTTCTCTACGTCACTAATGACTTGACTTGGAAAATAGCTTCCTCCTGAGTTATACATACTTTTTATTTAATTAACGTTGAGAACTTCCCATCGTTGTTATATTTAGCTATGTTTAAATTTAAAGCTGCTCTTTTTCTTTCTGCGTGCGGTCTGTATAAATTCTTGTTACAGGCCATTATTGCTAATCCGGAACTAATAGCAGCATCAAACTTTGTTCTTTTATTTATGTCAAACTTTGACCAATCGTTTAATGTTTCATTAAAATACATATCACCATATTTTAAATCATCTATTAAACCAACGTGCTTTTGAATATACATCTCAATAGCAGCCGCATGAGCTTGTTTTATGTCTTCACTAGAGTTAGGTATACCACCTACTTCTTTTTCTGCTACTGAAAGTTTATTCCATACTTTATCTGGTCTATTCATACTAAAACCTCTGTAACCTCTACGTTTAAGGTAGTACAATAATCTTGGTTTATTATTCTCTGCAAGTAATGGCATACCGTAAAACACTAATGCCATTAACACGTCTTCAAAAAACATTTCAGCGGTTTGTGGTCTAGCTATATATTCTAAAAAAAAGTGGTTTGGCGGTGCGTCTTCCATAGAAAACTTTGTTAATCCGTGAAGTGATCCTTTTGATCCACGGCCGTCCACAGTACCACTAATATCGTAGCTATCACAACCAAACGCACCAATATGCTCGTTACCTGGGTATTTAATTCCATTTTTTACTATTACACTATTTTGTAGATTTATAGATGGAAACCAACTAATTTTAAATCTACCCTTAGGATCTGGATAAAACATAACGTTAGTATCTTTGATACCGTTAATCCATTGAAAGTTGCCAATGTTTAAAACTCCAGCACTTCTGTTGCCTTCATTATAATCTATTTGTTCGTATATTTTAACTAAGTTAAATATACTATTTTTTGTTTCATCTCTAAACGCATGCTCTTCAGTTCTTGGAAACTGTCTGTAAAACTCGTTTAGTGCATCTTGATCTCCTTTTAATCCATCTGCTTCGTTGTCCCAGTGATCTATTACACCTACGTCTATTAGTTCTCCGTCAGGTCCAAAACACTCTCGTCCTGGGGTATTAAACACGGGTCGTCCAAACTCGTCAATAAAACCTTCATAGTTCCATTCCATTGGGATAAACAGAGAATATAAACCAGAACGTGTTTGACCATTTCTATTTCTTTTAGTTACATCACTATCGTAGTACAACTTTTTAAAGTTATCACCACCTTTATCCAAAGCGTTTGACGTTGATCCCATCATACACTTACCTATAATTCTACTACCTAGTCGTAAGCAGGTTTTTGTTACGCGCCAGTTATTTAATATATTGT